ATAATCGGTGAAATAAGAACCAGAACGACATTGCTCAATTTCGTAGTACTTATCTTGAATCTTTACATATGAAGAACGGTAAGATCTCTTACCCTCGTCAATCCAATCACCATCTTTAATAATAGTAAGTTCTGGATCTTCATCATTAAACATTTCAGCAATTTCAGTATTAGTATAAGGCATCAATCAATCCTTTCAACACGGCGCTTCTTGGCACCACTCATCCACGGCTTCAAAGGTAGTTCTTCTAACCAGTTTTCAATTGTAGGAATAAACCCAAGATCTTCTTGAACATGCTCTTCGGCAATATCTCTCACCGAAACATCTTTACCTGCAGCATTTGTGATATAAGTACCAAACTGCTTTTCAGCTAGATAGATACCAAATGAACTATGAAGAATTGCTCTATGCCGAACATCCGGCATTGCAATCTTAGAAGAGTCGATAAACTCATGGATCGGAAGATAATCTTCTACACGTCCACCATAGCGCTTTACTGATACCTTGGCATGAATAAGAGGCTTCACTTGGTGTCTTTCTTCTTGATGTGCTTGACAGCTTTACCAACTACATATGTGGCAAGACCAACAACACCAAATATGGCAAAGACTGGAATTGCCTCTAGAGCATCTTCTGGAATTGGTCTTTTAAACTTCATCATACATCCTAAAATGGTGCGCCCGGCAGGACTCGAACCCGCAACCTGTCCGTTATGAGCGGATAGCTCTGACCTTTGAGCTACAGGCGCACTATATGTTAACCTTGTAGCCAGTTGAGAATATTCTCTGGTGATGTTTCACCATATGGATCTTCCTGAGCATTCCAAGTCTTACCTGGCTCAATAAACCACTTCTCAATCTTACCGTTATTCACAACAACTGCATAGCGCCATGAACGAATACCAAATCCTAAATTGGTCTTTCCAATATCCATATGCATTTCACGAGTGAAATCAGCATTACCATCAGGAATGACCTTGACCTTCTTGATCTTCTGAGCCTTAGCCCATGCATTCATGACAAAGGCATCATTTACTGAGATACAATAAATGTCCTTGATTCCTAGTGCCTTGAAATCTGCAAACTTCTCTTCAAAGCCAGGAAGCTGATATGTTGAACAAGTGGGAGTAAATGCGCCGGGAAGTGAGAAAAGAACAACACGCTTACCTGCAAACAGATCAAACGAAGTTACATCTTCCCAACGATAGGGATTAGGGCCTTCAATAGAGTCATCTCGGACTCTAGTGTTAAAGACTACTGAAGGAACTACCTTGGGCAGGTAATCTTCTTGGTTATATTCTGGTTGTGTAGATACTTGAGTTCCAAGAGCATTGTTCATAATATATCCTTTCAAAAATGGTGCGCCGTGAGGGATTCGAACCCCCGACAACATGCTTAGAAGGCACGGACTCTATCCAGCTGAGCTAACGGCGCATTAAGTGTTAAATTCGGTTATTAAGCCTGTGCAAGAGATTTGCAACCTGGTTGATTTCGGTATCAGAAAGATCTAGACGAAGGTAATGATCTAGAGCACGCTTAATTAAAGGAACATCGGCAGGCGAATAAACACCACCTCTAACCTGCTTCGGAGTGGAAGGATTGAAATCTTCATCAAGAGGCTTCATAGCTTTGTTCCAGTAGTCATGAGCCAAGTATTGGCTGTGTCCATCCAGTCAAGCATTTCAGGCTTGAGAGGATCACCGTTGCGGTATGCATTGATAAGGTGGCAATATGCTTCTTCCACAGCAATCCGCCCATCCTTCATAGTAGGAAAGTCATAAAGTTCAATATCCATCTTATCCTCCATAAACAATGTCATCTATTCTATATATATCAGAAAAGTAAAAATGTCAATCTTTCTTTTTACTTTTGAACAATTTAGATGAAAAAGCAAAAAAGGCGAATACAGTAAGAATACCAGAGATCCAACCCCAAAAGAAAATTGAAAAAAGAGTAGCAAAACTAATACCTAAGATAGCCATAATAAAATCCTCACAAGTTAACTGAAAAAGCGACCCCACTTACCGCTCTTATTAATATTACCAAACCTATCGGCAGTTACGCTTAGACTGCTACCGCAAGGATTTTCCCTAAGATTAATTTTAGCTTCACCCTTAATTACACCATTATGAGTACATTGCATATGAAGCAATTCAGGCATTTCCTTACCGGTAAATTCTACAGCATAGTAGAACCGCTTGCCATAAGTGCTATACCGAAGAGAGGCGGTTTTGATTTGAATACCACCTAGAGTATCAACAGTCGGGGTATTATACGCCGACATAGTGTCATTAAACTCCATACACGATCTAATTTCACCGATCTGATAATGATTGATAGCACCCAATCGGCAAAGAAGATGAAGAAAATTACGCTGAATTTCATAATTATCTTTGGATCGAACAGAATCCTCAATGAGAGGATCCTCAATGATAATCCTACCAGCAACCAAATGATCTAGAAGTTGCAACCCATACGTAAAGTCAGTACGAATTGCAGAAAATGATTTGTTGCTAATATCTTGAATAGAGCGAGCCATTAAAAGAATCCTTCCGTATGCATCTGAATACCTTCAATGCAAGGCGAAATGGATTTGGCAGAGTATTGAACTCCGTCAATCTCAAAGAAATGGCGACCACCAATCGGTCCAACCTTTTCCCACCGAAGCTTGAGAGTTTCCTTCTCACGGAAGGGGCTGATACCATGAGTCCACTTGCGACCAGTCCGAAGTTCAAACGCACCACCAGAAAGATTAGTAATCATATTAGTCTCCATTCCCTATAGATTATGTTTAACCTATACCAGGAAAAATGTCAACTCATATCTTATCAAATTTAATGTGCTGTGCGGTTTCTCGAGGAAGTGCCTCATCATACGAGGTGCGGTAGTCGCAGTTCACATTCCAGGCTTCGCGGAGGACCGAAAACTCTTTTTCAGAGAAGTGGATAAATGCGGGAATATCCTTAGCAAAACAAGCACCTGCCGCACCACGGCGCCCATCCCACCCTGGAACGTTAGTGTGTGAAGGACCAACACGCTTGTCGGTTCCGATGGCACTTACAATCTTGTTGAAGTTGCCGCCTTCCTTAGAAATCAGATCATAGAACTGATTGAACCAAACGACCTTGGTTGCAAGGAACGAATTGATACCGTACTTGACGAAGCTGGCATCAATGGTCGACATGTGATAGACTGGGCATGGCTTACATGCGCTATACTGCTCATAGATCCGTTCTACAGCCTTAGTCTTATCAAAGGTACCACCAAAGACATGCATGATAGGATTCACGAAATCCTCATTGGCACGACTCTCAGTTAGAAACTCAGGATTATAAACAATCGAGTCGCCGAAACTTGCAATGATGTCAGGAGTGACTGTAGACTTAACTACGACCAGACAACTCTTTGTATTCTCTACGAGATACTTGACTGCTGATTCTACGATTGATCCATCAATCACACCGTCTTTGCCCATAGGAGTAGGAGCACAGACAAATGCAATATCAAGACTTTCTGGTACATTCTCGATAGGATAATTGTAGTTTGGATCTACAATAAACTTGGTAATGTTTGGGTGGTTAAAACCATAATCCACAGCCTTGCCTACAAAGCCGTGCCCAATAATTGCCATCTTTAATTTAGTCATAATAAAGTCCTCAAGTTAAGGAAGAATACGAAAGTATCTCCCAAGTTCCATCATAATGTTCAACCAATGCAGTACATGATTCTACCCAGTCACCAGTATTCATATATGCAATATCATTTATTGTTTTAATTTCTGCAGTATGTATATGCCCACAGATTACACCCTGAAAGTTGCGTTTCTTGGCATATGTAGATATAGTATACTCAAACTTGAATATAAAGTCAACTGCCTTTTTAACTCTATGTTTCAAAAATTTACTTAGAGACCAATAACCAAAGCCAAGTCTGTGTCTGATCCAATTAAATCTACTATTGATATCCAGGATAAAATCATAAGCTTTATCACCAAGGAAACCAATCCATGGAGCTAAGCGAGTAATCCCATCAAAAAGATCACCATGAATGACCAGATATTTATTGCCGTCTAGACCGACATGTGTAATCTGATTGCAGATTTTAATCCGACCAAAGCTTACACCATATGGAATCATAGGACGAAGGAATTCGTCGTGATTACCAGCCACATAGATTACGTCGGTACCCTGTTTGGCAAAGCCTAGAATCCGACGAACAACCTTAGTATGTGAATCTTTCCACTTCAACTTATTCTGTTGGATTTTCCATGCATCAATAATATCACCAACAAGGTAAAGTTTTTCGCATTCATTATTCTTTAAAAAACTATTAAGTAAATCTGCCTTACAATCTTTGGTTCCTAAATGAACATCGGATATAAAGATAGATTTATATTTCACTTGCGCTTTCCAATAGAATATTTAGCCACTAGAGTCCAATCATTCTTCTCTTTATGAGGAAGAATTTTAATCTGATTCAGTGTTGCAATAGGTTTCTTTACGGCTTCAGGCTCTACAATTTTAATTAGATCCCAATCTTCAAGAAGTTTGGCAATTGTATTCCGACGACCTTTATCCTCATCTGAAAAGTTTGAAGCTTTTCCATCAAGCTCAAACAGTTCTTTAAAGTGAAGAATTACATATCGTCCTTGCTTATGCAAGATATGACAAGACTGATAAAGTGTCTTGTCCTTCCTTGAAGCCACACCAATACGAGTTAGTGTTTCTTTAATCTTTAGAAAATCATCTTCTTCGCCGAGACGAATTTCTATACCTTTACCTTTAAAAATATCATCAGTCATATTCCACCTTTATTTTTTGTTCTATCATTGTAATGAAATGACCGAATATTTATAAAAATAAAGGTCTACAAACTACTCAGTTCCGGTTTCAAGATATTCCTTAATCTGTTTAATTTGCTTTGGAGATAAGATCTTTAGATACTCGTCGGCCTTTTTATTACTGCATTTATAGTAAGTCATTACAAGTTCAACATTCTTATCTTGCTTTTTCTTAGTCCATTTGGAAAACCGTTTCCTAGGTCTAATAATATTAGTCAGATATTCATATTGAAGTCTACTATCTAGATGATAGAGCATATTCATATTGTTTGCATATTCAATTGTGTCTGGAAAATATGAAAAGCCTTTATTGATCATCCATGCATTATAGTCTTTTTCACCTTCTTCATCGGTCATCATATCCTTTTTGCTATGACCGATAGCATTGATGTAGTCAAACGGGCTCGTCATTTTCTTGATTTCCTTTTGATAGAACCTCTGCTGATTTATCCCAGAACCTAGCACAATCATCACAGATTTCTAGATCTACCACACCATCAGCAGTACCAACTCTAAGTTCATGCACAGGGTTCTTTGCTTTAAGAACCTTTTTGCATGTGGCACACTTTCGGCGCTTCCACCAACTCATTTCCAGTCGGCTTCCATCATGATTTCAGTCAGGCAACAGACCAGATTAATCTCTGCGTCAGCAGCAAATGCATGCTGATACTGATACTTACCGACAATCAGAACAACAGCTGGAATAGTATCCTTAGTGATATACTGATTTGCTTGATCAAAGATCATACGGTACATGGCATTAGCATCATTGTCGATATTCTCAGCCACCCACTTGCGCATGTTAGTATAGTCACGTTCCTTTAGGAAAGTCATCAGTGTCTTGAGTGTCACTTCCTGAAGGTTGACTAAAATACCAGAATCAATCTTGCCAGTAGCCGAATAGCGCTGAAGTTCATTTAGGACTCGGCGCCAATCTGGGAAGTGCTTCTTGAGAACTTCTGCAACAACCGCCTTGTCAAACTCGATATTCTCTGTGTTGAGAATAGTGCACACACGGCGCATAAACTGTTGAGCAAGAGGTGGAAGTTCCTTCTTGGTAATCTTGAAGTCGATTACCGAACAACGAGAATGAAGTGGCTCGATAATACGATTCTTGTAGTTACAAGTGAGAATGAAACCACAGTTCTTTGAAAACTCTTCCATAAAGTTACGAAGAGCAGGCTGAGTTGAGTTACCATTTAGATAGTCAGCCTCATCAAGGATTACATACTTACGACCACCGGCAAGTGAAACAGCCGAGGCAAAGTTCTTGATTTCATTGCGTAGAGTGTCAATGTTACCATTCATCGAGCCGTTGATGATGATATAGTCACATTCAAGTTCCTCAAGCATAGCACGAGCAACAGTTGTCTTACCACAACCAGCAGGACCCGCCAGAATAAGATTAGGAATATTCTTCTGGTTTACAAACTCTTGGAATGTAGACTTGAGATTATCTGGCAGAATAGTGTCTGCGATAGTCTTAGGGCGATACTTTTCTACCCACAAAAAGTCCTCAAGCATAAGTTTCTCCATAACAAAATGTGGCGGGAGCCGAAACTCCCGCCGATTTTAATCTTCAAAGGAAGATTAACCTTCAAAGGTCGAGTTGGACTCAACAGCCACAAAATATTCTACCTCAGCCCCAGTAAACTTGGAGAGACCCTTGGCAGAAATTTCAACATCATAAGCACCAGGAAGTAGCTTAAGATTATCAGCACGAATAATCATGCGGAATACGTTTTTTGTATCACCAACCTTGACTGAATACACATCACCAGATGGATTCTTGCTGTCAATAGCCTGGACTGTAATGGATTCACCGTCACCAACGACAGCAATTTCAGGTAGTGACAGAACGGCTAGAGCCTTAAGAACTTCCTGCAGATCAGTGGCATCAAGTGAAAACTTTACCTCTGGATCAGGAAGCTTAATGTCCTTATCAGGTGGAGTCACAATCAGACTTGGTTCAGTGAATGTATAGTTAAGCTTGCGCTGACCCTCACGGATTTCCATAAACTTTTCCTGAACATCAAGTTCGGGATCAGAGAAGAGGGAAATGGTTCCGAGGAAACGACTCAGATCATAGATTGCAAACTGACCAGAAATGTCCTGAGCAATCTTTGCACGAGCCATAATTGTCTTACCAGTAGAAATGGTGGACAATGTCTTGCCGGGCTTGAACTGAATTGAGGGATTGATTGTAGAAAAGTTTTTAAGGATTTGTAGGGTACGTGAATCAAACTTCATTATTATTCTCCATGATAAAACGATATACCATATCTATACGGTATGCCATAAAATGTCAACTTACTTTTTGAAGTTCTTTTTCAACATTGCTGGATCGGCTGTAGCACTAGCACCAATCTGTGCCAGATCTACTAGTGAACCACCAAAGACCATCATACCAACATGCTGTAGTGACATCCATGGACAGAACCAAACCTTCATACCAGCCTTACGTGTCCACTGACAGAACATGTAATCTTCTGAAAGGTACCGATTTGTGTCTGGGCAGATTGGAGTGTCAAAGAAAGCCATGATCTGCCGTGAACCATCAAAATGCTCGGTGCGGATATGATCTGGAGTATATAGCTGCTCTGGATATGCTTCTGCAAACTTCTCAAATGTTGCTCGACGGATCATCATAAAGCCCGTACCAGCCTCAAGAACTTCTACTGGTTCGCCAAGTGGGATAGCGCCATTACCTTGTACTGGGTTAAAGACATAGTCACCGACATACTTTTCGAGATTCTGAGGATTCTCGTCGGCAAAGCCCTTGTCAACAGCTGTCTTGATCTTTTCCCATGAGATACACTTCTTAGGATATGGACCAGCGATGATATCGTACTGGTTATTTGGATCTTCATGATCGGATAGTGCTAGAAGAGCAATAACATCCTGAGCATTGAAACCAATGTCTGAGTCGATAAACATTAGGTGAGTATCGCCAGAGCGCATAAACTCATCGGCACAATAGTTTCT